CTAAAAAAGATGAACTTTTAGCATTAATTCCAAAGGAATAATTCATGAGCTTTATCACTGAACAAGAAGCAATTGAACGTGTAGCAGGCTTTGATGCTTTATCTGCCAGTGATAAAGCTGACTATCTTGAAAAGTCAGAAGCTTACTTATTGGCGCGTAACGTCAAGCCTTATGAAGATGTGACAACAGTCCCTAAGGCCCTCAAAACGGCTTCCTATGAAGTCTTAAAAGGCATCATGAGGGGTGAAATATATCAAGGACAGGAACAAGCATTAAAGCGAAAGAAAGTAAAAGCAGATACGGTTGAAACAGAAAAGGAGTATCAGGACGGATCAGTAAAACTTAGTGCATCCGAGCAGTACATTCTTGATTTGATCAAGCCATATTGCAAACGAAAAGCTGTATTTTTTGTCAGGAAAATTTAAATGGGCTTACGTGACGAAATTCAGGCAGATATTGCCGAAGCATTTAATGATGATTTAGCGGACGCCGTTCATACCTTTACATGTGAGCGGATCTCAAAAACTAATTGGGATCCTAAAACTGAAACATATGTTGAAGTTAAAGAAAACTATTCTGGCCGAGGTGTACTTTTTGGCTCATACAGTCAATATGAGATTGAGACGCTTGGAGTGCTGGCTACTGATAAAAAAGCAACTGTGCTGCAAAATGAAGTATCCATGACTCCAAAAATTGACGATGAATGGCTAACAGCTTTAGGCTCATTTCGAGTTATCCATATTCAACAAGATCCAGCCAGTACAATCTGGAAATGTCAGCTTCGAAAAGTGTAGGGGCTAAAATGGTTAATCCTGATTATGTTCCTGAATGGTATATCTCGCCTTTTCAACATGTGCAGTACACGCTTGCTCGAAATCAACTACACATGGATTTGTTATTTGAAGATATGGATAAGGCCGATCAATTTTTGGATATGGGAGCGGATGCGCAAGTTAGTACTTTTTCTGATGGTGCATATGCAATCGTCCAAATTGGTGATACGGCGGATAAAGACCGAATTCAAGTTTATGGATTGCTTTTACATGAAGCTGTTCATATCTGGCAAATAGTAAAACGGAGAATGGGTGAACGAGAGCCTAGTGTGGAATTTGAAGCTTATTCAATTCAGGCAATCGCTCAAGAACTTTTCGAAATGTACGAAGCAAGCGAGGTGAGCAATGGGATGGAAGGGGAAAAAGCCGTCTAGTTTTAGTCTTGATGTGTCTAAAGCAGCAGAAGACCATGTGAAGCATATTGTTATGGATACTGTGCAATCTTTAGTTAATTTAAGTCCCGTCGATACTGGTGCATACCGTGCTTCACATATGGTTTCGGTTGGATCTGGTGACTATGGCATACGTGGACCTGAAACAAATGCTATTCAGGATGCAGCTATTCAAGCCGTGAAGTTTAAGTTGGGCAATTTAGTTTATATCCAGAACAACCAGCCTTATGCAGAGCGCTTAGAAAATGGGTGGTCTGATCAAGCACCACAAGGAATTTACAACACCACCTTTACCTTTATTTCTCAGAAGTATGGCGGCTAAAATGGCAATGACTTTAGAGCAGACAAGGCAAGCTATTATCGATCGTATGCAAGCTTTTACCGGTATTACGCAAGACAGAATCCAGTATCCAAATTTACCAGGCTTTAATGTACCTAAAGATGGTGTTTGGTGCTGCTTAACGATTGCAGGTGGTCCCAGTTTTACTTCTGGCATTGCAGATAAGCCATGTACTCGCCGTACCGGTAATATCATGATTCAATGCTTTGCACGTCCCAATTCAGGAATAATTGAAATCACAAAATTGAGTGATGCATTACTTGCCCATTTTGAATATTTCACAATCGAACACTTAGAATGTTTGAATGGTCAATCCATCTATGCGGGTAAAGATGCTGATTTCATTCAGTATAATGTGAGCATTGGGTACAAGGTGAATTGATATGTCATGTATGCTGACTTTAGAAGAAATCGAAATTAAACGGCAAGAGCTGGAAAGACATCTTGAAGATGTTATGGCTGTTGAACTGAAGAAGTGGCAAAGCGAAAATAAGCTATGTGTTTCCGATGTGAATATACGCTTGGCTAATGTTGATTGTCTCGGAGGGCCTAAACATAACGTTGTTACTGGAGTAAGTGTTGATTTAGATTACAAACCTTAAATTACTTTAATTAAATGACCGCTAAGAAGCAGTTTTTTACGTCTTTCTACTACCACCTCATCGGTGGTTTTTTTATGTCTATAGGAATCACTTATGAGCAATTTTGTTTTTAAGCGTGGTGACACATTCAACTTGAACTTGCAGCTGGTTGATATGGATGAAACCCTGCAGTATCCACCGGATGATGTTCGCCGTGCAATTGATCTAACCGGTTACACCTTTACTTCACAGATTAAAGCTTTGGCTGATGGAGCAGCTGTAGCTACCTTGACTTGTGCTGCATTAAATCAAAGTACACAGAAGGGATGGCTGAATATTAAATCTAGTGCAAGCACTGCAACTTGGCCTTTAGGGCTGTGTCAGATGGATATTAAAGCTGTAGTTAGTGGTACTACGCAGCACACTGAAACTTTGACTTTCCAAGTGATTGACGGGGTAACAGCATAATGGCAAATCTTGTTTTTAAATTTAGTTGGGATCACCGGCCATTCCCGTATAACTCGGCTCAGGGAAAACGGCAATTCATGCTGCCATTCGCTTCAGGCATTCCTAATCTGGCACCAAACTTTTCGCAGGTCCAAGGTACTGCTGCAGTCTCTCAAGGTGGTACTGGGGCGACAACTGCACTAGATGCTCGAACTAACTTAGGGCTTGGTAGTGCCGCGACTAGAAATGTTGGTACTACAGCTGGTAATTTGATAGAAGTTGGCGGTTTTGGAATTGGTGGAGTAGGCCAAACTTTTGAAAGAAAAATGATTACGGGAGTAAACCTAGATTCTGTCGTTAGCTATGTATTGTTATTTCCTTATTCTGTCAGCAGCTCACCCAATCGAAACATGTTTGGTGAGCTAGTGTTTTCGAGGGGTGATTCAGGCTCAGCAAATCAACATTCGAGAACTTTAGTATCAATTCAGCAAGCATATGATCGTGTTACAGCTCGGTTTATTAGTATTGGTGTAACAACTCATATTTCAGGTATGGCTGTAGTTAAATATCAAAATGTAGACTATGTTGCCATTCGAAGAACAGCAAGTTCTTCAACATCGGCATTTAGATATTTTTCCGGTATTTCCAATATTACATCTGATAATTATTTAGTTACTGTTCATACAGATGACGTTGTTATTGTCAGTGAGATACCTGTTGTAATTGAGCAGCTAAGAACATCTGCGAATACTTCTGTGGATTCCAACGGTTTCATAAAAGCAGCATCACCAGTAGTTAAGCTATTTAACGACCATATCGAGCTCAATAATGATGCAAAAAAACAGCCGATTGAATTTAAGAGAATTGATGTTGGTGATTATTTACTAGAAGGTTCTTTAGGCTTTGCTCAGGAAGGCTGGTATATCGAAGTACCGAAAGATGCAAACGGCAACACAATCGTCGCAGTAGTGTATGACACCCTAGAAAATGGTGACATCTCAATTAAAACTTACAAGCGTAAGTTTGATTTTGAACTTGCTGCTGTTGTGGCAGATCACGAGAACCCAATGGACATTCCAGAAGGCCGCTGGATTGATATCCGTCTGCATGAAGAACCTGAACCAGAACCTGAGGTTGAAGAAACTTTGAGTGAAACACCAGTGGATTTCCAGCCTACTAACTTATCTCAGGCAGTTGCTGCAGCCATGAATGGCGTGGAACCGCCAGAAATCTCAGACACAGACGAAACACTTTAATAACCCGCTTAAAAAGCGGGTTTTTTATTGCCTAAATTTTGGAGAACCATAAATGAGTTCAGGCGCAAAAATTCGATTATATGCTTGTGAAGAAGCAGTTTTAGGAACAACTCCAGCAAACCCGATCTGGTACACAGTTCGCCGTGTAAGTGATGGTTTATCTGAAAATGTTTCTACTGAAGAAAGCAGTGAAGTGGTTGATTCACGTTTTCGACAAGGTGGGGTAGTTACTGAAGCAGAAGTAGCAGGTCAGTTAGAGTTTGAATTATCACTTGGAACATTTGATCTATTCCTAAGTGCTTTAGCCTTCAATAATTGGGCGGGTAACGCTTTAAGTTTTGGTGGTACGGTACGTAAGTCATTAACGTTAGTTAAAGTTTTCGAAGATGTTGGCCAAGTCTTTATTTATCGTGGAGTACAGGTTAATTCTGGTGAAATTACTATCCAGACCACTGGAAAAATTACTGGTAACTTTGGTCTTGTAGGTAGCTCGTTTACTCGTCAGCAAACTAACCCTGTAGTGAATCCGGTTGCAGCTTCGACTCGTCCGCTTGTCAGTATGCCGAACGTGGAAAACTTGCTTGTAAACGGCCAGTCAATTCAAGGCAAAGCATGTCTACAGTCTTTGACCATTTCTATTAACAATAACCTTGAAGCAATCCGTTGTATCGGATCTGGTAAATACACTCCAGAGTTTTATTTAGAGAAGATGATGGATATCGAAGCGAATGCTTCATTCATGTTCTCGGCCACAGCTGCTGGTTGGATTGATGCAATCAAAACCCGTGATGTGTTTACACTGACCTTCGACATCAGAGACAGCAAAGGAAGTAAATATTCGTTCAACTTCCCGCAATTGGAAGTCATGGAAGCCAATCACCCGGATGGTGGTGGTGATGACATCATTACTGTAGATATCAACTTTGCCCAAGTTCGTACAGCGCCAACAATTGTACGCGCTCTTGTGTAATCAACTTATTCAGTAACAAAGCCTATGGAATCCCATGGGCTTTTTTATTTCTCAAAATTAGAGGTTGTTATGGCTTTAAAAGTCGGAATTATTAAAAGCTCGGACGTATCAAAATGGTGTGAATATAAGGGTTCTGATGGAGAGGTACAGGCTGAGTTCAAAGTCCGTGGTATCGCATATAAGCCTTTTCAGGTAGCTATTGAACGAGCAGGAAACCAGATCTCGTCTAAAGGCTACGATGTAATGGTCAAAGATGAAGATGCCAAGCTTTACCATGAATTGTTAATGGATGCATGCGCCGCCCACTTAATCGAAGACTGGAAAGGTGTGGTATTTGCCGAAATCGTAGACGATAAAACGGTTGAATCTGAAAAGCCCTATACACCTGAGAATGCTTCAAAGCTTCTTAATCTTGGTGATATTGGTATTTCAATCTGGCTATTCATTAAAGAACAGGCCCAGAAGATTCAGGAAGAAGCCGACAAGGACAAGGCTTTAATTCTGGGAAAGTCATC